AAAAAGCTATTGATGCTCAATTACGTAGCCACTTAGATAGTTTAGCTCTAGCTACAGTACCAATGATGGCTATGGATGCTACTCGTCTACCTCGTGGTAGTAAATTTGAGGTACGTCCAGGGAAAACTATACTTACTAATGGTAATCCAGCTGAAATTCTAATGCCATTTAAGTTTGGTTCAGTAGATGGTGCTAATATTCAGACAGCACAACAGTTTGAACAGATGCTTTTACAAGCTACAGGTACTATGGATACTGCAGCAATGCAGTCTCAACCTGAAGGTGCTAACATGTCATTTGCTCTTTCTGCTATTATTAAGAAAAACAAACGTACTTTAGTTAATTTCCAGGACCAATTCCTCATTCCATTTGTAGAAAAAGCAGCCTGGAGATTCATGCAGTTTGATCCTGAGCACTTTAAGACACAAGACTGGAAATTTATTCCTAGTTCTACACTAGGTATGCTTGCTCGTGAGGTTGAACAGCAACAATTCATTAACTTAATGAAAACTCTAGGTCCAGATAGTCCTTTAGTTCCTATTTTAATGCAAGGTGTTCTAGAGACTTCTAACTTAGCTAATAAAACACAGCTATTACAACAGTTAGCCAAGGCACAACAACCAGATCCACAGCAACAACAGATGCAAATGCAACAAACTCAGTTGCAAATGGGTTTAGTAGCTGCTCAAACTGCAGATCTAAATACAAAAGCAGCAAAACAACAGGCAGAAGCTCAACAAACAGTAGTAGAAACTCAATTAGAACCTGAAGTAGTAAAAGCTAAGTTAGTCGCAGCTTTATCTACTAATCTACAAACAGGTGAAGGAGATGATAAGGAGTTTGAACGTCGTGTTAAATTAGCAGATCTTTTATTAAAAGAGAAAACTCTTAACCTAAAAGCAGAGGATAGTGCACAAAATAGAGAGATTGTCAAGATGCAAATGTCTAATAAAAATAAAGCTTGACTTTTAAATAATCTTATGGTATAATCATTATATAAGTAAAGCTATTATAACACATTCTTATGAAAGGTGCAATAGTTTGGATAGAGAATTACAAGATTATTATGAAGCTAGATTTAGCACTATGTCTTCTAAAGGATGGAAAGATTTCATAGAAGATGTACAAAAGATTTACGATGTAACAAATCAGATTAGTAGTACAGATAACTTTGAGGGATTCCACAAACGTAAAGGTCAATTAGATATCTTACAGTGGGTTCTCACTTTAAAAGAAGTATCTGAACAAGCCTATGAGGAATTACAAAATGCGGATAATGCTTGATTTTAAGTGTACCGCTTGTGATCACATAGAAGAACGGTACATAGATAATAAAACAGAATACACTGAGTGTTCTAAATGTAATAGTAAATCCACCCGTATGGTAGGCACACCTACTATTTCATTAGAAGGATACTCAGGTAGCTTTCCAGGTGCAGCAGCTGCTTGGGAAAAAAAGCATCGAATGGCTGCTACCCCAAGAGATTAACTGCGATAGCCAAGTAGTTAGTTCCTTTCCTAAAATGCTTTTATGCACAGGAGATTAATATGGCAAAAGTAATAGAAGACGTTTTAAATAATGATTTAAAGACTGACTCGTTAGATGATATCGATAACTCAGATGCTTTAGACAGCACACCTGCTAAATCAACAGATGATACTGTAGATGATCTACCAGAGAAATACCGTAATAAATCGCTAAAAGATATTATTGCAATGCACCAAGAAAGTGAAAAACTAATTGGTAAGCAAGGTAATGAAGTAGGCGAACTACGTCGAACAGTAGATGACTTTATTAAAACACAAACCTCTAGAAACTTAAAGACAGATGTAGAACCAGAACTTAGTGATGAGGATTTTTACTCTGATCCAATAACAGCAACTAAACGAGCTATTGATGAGCATCCAGCAATTAAAGATGCTAAAGATCAAGCTAGGGCAATGAGACAAGCTACTGTACAAAGTAAACTTGCAGCAAAGTACCCTAACTATCAAGAGATAGCTACAAGTGATGAGTTTGGAACATGGGTACAAGGTTCTAAAGTACGTTTAGAGTTATATAATAGAGCTAGCAGTGATTTTGATTTTGACTCTGCTGATGAACTATTATCTACTTGGATTGAACGTCAAGAGTATACTAAAAAGGTAACTGATACTTCTAAGTTAGACCGAGAACAACAACTTAAATCGGCTGACGTAGGATCACCAGGTGCTACTAAATCTACATCAAAAAAGAAATATCGTCGAAGCGATATTATTAAACTTATGCAAACAGACCCTGATCGCTACGATAGTATGGCAGAAGAAATTATGCTAGCTTATCGAGAGAATAGGGTAATTTAAAATTACTTTAGAAAAGGATTTACAAAATGGCTTTAGGCTCAAATCACGTAACAAATACTACAGGTGCTTCATTTATTCCAGAAATTTGGAGTGATGAGATTATCGCTGCTTATAAGAAATCTCTTGTAGCAGCTAACTTATTTAAGAAAATGTCTTTCACTGGTAAGAAAGGTGATACTATCCATATCCCTTCACCTACTCGTGGTGTAGCATCTCTTAAAGCAGCTGAAACACAAGTAACACTACAAGCAGCTACAGAATCAGAAGTACAAGTATTGGTAGATAAACACTACGAATACTCACGTTTGATTGAAGATATTACAGAAGTACAAGCTCTATCTTCTTTACGTCGCTTCTACACTGAAGATGCTGGTTATGCTTTATCTAAACAAGTTGATACTTCTCTAATTCAATTAGGTCGTACTTTTAACGGTGGTTCAGGTGTAACTTACGGTGGTGCTTACATCGGTGGTGATGGTACAACTGCTTACACATCAGGTTCTAGCAATGCTTCTGCATTGACTGATGCTGCTATCCGTCGTACAATTCAACGTCTAGATGATAACGATGTTCCAATGGATGGTCGTTTCTTCTTGATTCCTCCTTCAGCTCGTAATACATTGATGGGTTTATCTCGTTATACTGAACAAGCCTTTGTTGGTGAAGTTGGTAATGGCAATACAATCCGCAATGGTGAAATTGGTAACCTATATGGTATCCCTGTATTTGTATCATCTAACTGTGATACTGCTACTGGTGGTGCTCGTATTGCATTACTAGGTCACAAAGACGCTGCTGTGTTGGTTGAACAACAAGGTGTTCGTTCACAAACACAATACAAACAAGAATACTTAGGTACTCTATACACTGCTGATACATTGTACGGTGTTAAAGAGCTACGTGACAACGCTTGTTTTGCACTAGCTGTACCAGCCTAATAAGTAGTTAGGTTTAAACCTCTTACTCAGCACGACTCGGGTAGGGGGTTTTTGCATAATTATTTAATAGGAGAAATAAAATGGCAAAATTTAAATGTTTAGTATCTGGTAATATAGTTTCTTTTGAACATGAGCATGATATTGTAGAAATGCACAAACATCCTCAATATGAATTTGTAAAGGAAACACCAGATAAATCTGAAAGTTTAGTAAAAGAAAAAACAGTAGTAGTAAAACCAGTATCTAAGGAGTAAGTATGGCTATATACAGGGGTGAAGGCGGTAGTGGAGATGCAACGGCAGATACCTCCAATACCTCTGCTGTAGCGATTGCAGCAGCTTTAAACGCACAGAATAGTGCCACTGCTGCGGCATCTAGTGCCACTGCTGCTGCTGGGTCTGCTACAACTGCATCATCTGCTGTTACATCTGTAGCTGCTTCTGCTTCAGCAGCAGCCACTAGTGCAACAAATGCAGCATCTTCTGCTTCAGCAGCATCTACTTTAGCTTCTTCAGCAGCATCGAGTTCAGCAAGTGCTTCTGATAGTGCTTCAGCAGCTCAAACGGCTGAGACTAATGCCGAAACTGCTGAAACTAATGCAGAGACAGCAGCTACATCTGCAACATCAAGTGCTACAAGTGCAGCAACAAGTGCCAACACTGCCACTACTAAAGCAAGTGAAGCATCTACTTCTGCTACTAACGCTGCTAGTTCTGCTTCTAGTGCATCTACCTCAGCGACTAGTGCAACATCTAGTGCAACATCAGCTAGTACAAGTGCTTCAACAGCAACAACTCAAGCAACCAATGCAGCTAGTTCTGCATCAAGCGCATCAACATCTGCTGCAACAGCCACTACACAAGCAACTAATGCTGCGTCATCTGCTAGTGCTGCAAGTACCTCTGAGACTAATGCAGCAACTTCAGCTACGAACGCAGCCAATAGTGCTACATCTGCTTCAGGTAGTGCAACAACTGCAACAACACAAGCTACAAATGCAAGTAACTCAGCTAGTGCAGCAGCTACATCAGCATCTAATGCGGCTACAAGTGCTACAAATGCTGCTGCTTCTGCGGTAACGGCTGCAAGTTTCACACCAAGTCAAACAGGTAATTCAGGTAAATTCCTAACAACTAATGGAACATCCACTTC